GCAGCGGGTGTAGGCGGTTCTATCACAGGACGAGGGGCGGACTTACTTATTATCGATGATCCACACACTGAGCAAGATTCTTTATCAGATAGTGCAATGGAGAGAACTTACGATTGGTATTTATCAGGACCAAGACAACGATTACAACCTGGAGGCTCGATTGTTCTTGTAATGACGAGGTGGGCAGAAGATGATCTAACTGGCAGATTAATAAGAGCAGAAACTGAACCTAAGGCAGATAGGTGGGAGAAAATTTCTTTTCCTGCTTTGATAGGTGAAGAAGACCCGAGACCCGTGTGGCCTGAGTATTGGTCGCTAGATGAATTAGAAAAGGTTAAAGCGTCTATATCGATTAGAAACTGGTCAGCTCAATACATGCAGAATCCTACCTCAGAGGAAGGAGCTATTTTAAAACGTGAATGGTGGCAACCGTGGACCAAAGAGATTCCTACTTTAAAACATGTCATACAATCATACGATACTGCATTCAGTAAAAGAGAAACTGCCGATTATTCTGCAATTACCACATGGGGAATATTCACGCCTCACGAGTCTGGGCCAGATGCTATTATGTTAATAGATGCAATAAAAGGTAAATATGATTTTCCTGAATTAAAAATGGTTGCTCTCGAACAATATAAATATTGGCAACCTGAATCTGTTATCATCGAAGCGAAAGCAAGTGGTCAAAGCTTATTACAAGAATTTAGGAGAATGGGAATACCTGTTATGGATTACACCCCTGGCAGAGGACAAGATAAACATTCTAGAGTAAATGCATGTGCTCCTATATTTGAATCAGGACAAGTATATTATCCAAGAGATGAACATTGGGCAGAAGAAGTAATAGAGGAGTGTGCAGCATTTCCTAATGGAGAGCATGACGATTATGTGGACAGCACCACTCAGGCTATGTTAAGATATCGGCAAGGTTCGTTTGTAACAACTTATTCTGACGAGGATGAGGTAGAGAGTTATAGGCAAAAAAAATATATATATTATTAGGAGAAAAGACATGTCAAAAAAATCAAGAAGAAGAAATAAGATGATCGCAGCTGCCATTTTAGGTGCAACAGCTTTGGGTGCGATGTCAAAACCTTCAGGAATTTCTGGTGACTCAAGAAGAGATATTAGAAAAGCTATGGTAGGTTCAAGAAATAAAAAAGATATTATGACCGTTGGTAAAACGATGGTTGGTAGCCCAGTTAAAACTGCTGTAGACTATGATGCAAATCCAAGAGAGAGAAGAGACATCTTAAGTAAAGCAAAAGCAGCTGCAACTAAAGCAAGAAAAACTGTTGAAAAAAGAAGAGATGCAGGTGATTTATCTCCAACTATGCCAAAAAGACCAGGACAAGAATATGGATTTGGTTTTGGATTAATGGCTAAAAAAGGAAAAATGGTAAAAGCTCGAGGCGGTGGATTAGCCAAGGGTGGTATGAAACCAACTAAACTTTATTAATGGCTGAAATTGAAAAAGCAATTGTCGAGGATATTGAAACTCCTCAAACTGAGGAAGTAGATGTTGAGGTAGAAGCAGAGGGTTCATCAGATGCAGATGTATTTACAGCAGTATCAGATGTAGCAGAAAATTTTTACAAAAACATAGCGGAAGATATGTCTGATGATGTTCTTCAAAGAATATCAAATAGATTATTAGATGATTATAAAAAAGATAGAGTTTCTAGAAAAGATTGGGAAACTTCTTATACAAATAATTTAGATTTATTAGGTTTAAATCAAAGAGAGATGACTAGACCTTTTAGAGGGTCTGCTAGTGTTACACATCCATTATTATCTGAGGCAGTGACTCAATTTCAAGCACAGGCTTACAAAGAATTACTTCCATCTCAAGGACCAGTCAGAACTAAGGTTCTTGGAATGGAAGATGATGCAAAAGTAAATCAAGCACAAAGAGTGCAAGACTTTATGAATTATATGATTACTGAGGAGATGGAAGAGTACACTCCAGAGTTTGATCAATTATTATTTTACTTAGCTTTAGCAGGTTCAGCATTTAAAAAAGTTTATTACGATGAAGTGATGCAAAGAGCTGTTTCTAAATTTGTTCCTGCAGAGGACTTAGTAGTTCCATACTATGCTACAGATCTTATGGATTGTGAAAGAATAACCCATGTAATTAAAATGGGAGAGAACGAAATTTTAAAAAAACAACAAGCAGGATTTTATCGAGATGTTGAATTAAAGCCTACATCGAAAGGTCCATCTGATATTGAAAAAAAATATCAAGAACTTGAGGGAATTACACCTTCAGCTGACAAACAATATTCTTATTCAATCTTAGAAATGCACGTAGATTGTAATTTAGAGGAATTTGAAATGCAAAATCCTGAAAAACAAGTTAAAGTTCCTTACATAATTACAATTGACGAAGGCTCAGGAGAAGTTTTAAGTATATATCGTAATTACGATATCGGAGATGAGACCACAAAAAGAAAAGAATATTTTGTACATTTCAAATTTTTACCAGGATTAGGGTTCTATGGTTTTGGATTAACACATATGATAGGTGGATTAAGTAGGACTGCTACGCAATCCCTAAGACAACTGCTTGATGCGGGTACATTATCAAACTTACCTGCAGGATTTAAGTCTAGGGGTATAAGAATTCGTGATGATGATCAACCTTTTCAACCAGGAGAGTTCAGAGATGTTGATGCACCAGGTGGAAATATAAAGGATCAATTCCAAATTTTACCATTTAAAGAGCCTTCAGCTACATTATACCAACTTATGGGGTTTGTTGTTGATGCAGGACAGAAGTTTGCTGCTATAACTAACATGGATGTTGGTAATGATATGCAAAATAGAGCTGTTGGAACAACTGTTTCGTTAATGGAACGAGGTTCGAGGGTCATGAGTGCTATACACAAGAGATGTTATTACTCAATGAGAAAAGAATTTAGACTTTTATCTAAAGTTTTTGCAACATATTTACCACCAATCTACCCATATTCAGTTTATGGTGCGGATCGAGCAGTAAAACAGTCAGATTTTGATGAAAGAGTTGACGTAATACCTGTTGCCGACCCAAATATTATGAGTATGGCACAAAGAGTTACAATGGCAAACGAAAATTTAAAAATAGCTATGTCAAATCCCTTAATGCACAACTTAAGAGAGGCATATCGTAGGGTTTATGAAGCTTTAGGAACTCAAGATATAGATCAAATACTTAAACCTATGGAAAGACCTGTTCCAAAAGATCCAGCAACTGAAAATATGGATGTTTTAGCTATGAAACCGTTAAAAGCTTTTCCAGATCAAGACCATGATGCACATATTAATGCACATAGAGCTTTTATGTCTACAAGAATGGTGCAAATTAATCCACAAGTTTATACTGCTTTACAAGCACATATATCTGAACACATTTCATTAAAAGCACAAGGGGAAATTGGAGCTCTAATCGCTGATGACTCTATGATGCAGATGCAATTACAATCAGATCCACAAGGTGCACAGGTGGAAATTAATGCTATGGTTGCGAGAAGAGTATCAGAATTAACTCTAGAATTAGCACAATCAGAAGCTATGGGTCAAAAACAAGATCCATTAGTAATGTTAAAACAAAGAGAATTAGATTTAAGGGCTATGGATTTACAAAGAAAAGCAGATCAAGACATGATGTCAAATGAAATTAAAGAAAATGAAATAGATGAAAGACTGGACATTGAAAAGATGAAATTAGAGGATAGACAAGATCAAGCTGCAGAGAGAATAAGAATTGCAGAAGAAAAATTAGATATTGCTAGAAAAAAAGGTAAATAATGAACTTTATAATAAAATTAATTCAAAAAATTTTTAAATACGATGAGCTAGATATGAGACTAAGAAGGCTCGAAAGAAAAAATTATTGGAGAGAAAAATATCATGGCAGATCCTAAAAAAGGCACAGGTAAAAAACCTAAAGGTTCAGATAGAAGATTATATACAGATGAGAATCCTAAGGATACTGTAAAAATAAAATTTGCTACACCTAGTGATGCAAGAGCAACAGTAAAAAAGGTGGTTAATATCAATAAACCTTTCGCAAGAAAGATACAAATTTTAACTGTTATGGAACAACGTGCTAAGGTTATGAAAAAAAATGAAGTTGTAAAAATTGCAAAAGCAGGAAAAAATAAAATAAGAAGGATATTCGGATAATGCCACTTACAGAAAAAGGTAAAAAACTCAAAAAAAAATTTAGAGAGCAATATGGTAAGAAAAAAGGCGACTCTGTGTTTTATGCTATGGAAAATTCTGGTAAATTAAAAAAAGTTATAAAAGCTAAAGGCGGTAAGGATGCCTCTAAAGATAATTTTGGAGGTTCAGGTGCTGTTGATACTGGAGATTTTGGTTCAGAGGCTGCAAATATAGCAGCTAATAAAGCTGCAACATCTTTCGTAGGGGACGGAGGACAGAAAAAAATAAAAAATGTAACAGTAACAAAAGGTCCAAATCTCATAAACGAAAAACCGTTTGGAATATTCACTCCAGTATCTTATCAATTAGCTACAAAAGCTATTAACTTAGGAAAAAAACAAGCTTTTGAAAGAAAAAATTTAAAAAAACAAAAAGAAGTAGATGTATTAGGTGGAGAGATGTTAACAACTGCACCACAAAAATTAACCAAACCAAAAGGCACAGGTGACAATGTTAAACCAATTCAGCCTATTCAACCGATATCCACAACAAAAAAAATTGATCAAACTTTAGTTAAACCTAAAGATAATTTTTTTAATTTTATTTCATATAAAGTAGGAGGACTTTCAGGTGGAGTTAGTTATGGACCACCACCAAAAAGAGGACCTAATCCTCAAGTACCTCCAATAAAAATGAAAAGAGGAGGACAAAAATAATGTGGTTATCAGCACTAAAATTAGCTGCACAAGCAGGCTCAAAAATTTATGCTAACAGACAAAAAGCTAAGATGGCAATGTCTGAAGCACAATTACTTCATGCTGAAAGACAAGCACGAGGAGAGGAACAGTATCAGGGGAAACTGTTAGAGGCCCGACAATCAGACTGGAAGGACGAGGCAGTTTTGATAATTCTTAGTTTGCCCGTGGCTATTTTAGCCTGGGCTGTCGTATCGGATGATCCGACTGCGATGGACAAGGTAAAATTATTCTTCGAGATGTTCTCGCAGCTCCCATCATGGTTCACAAATCTTTGGATCCTTGTAGTGGCGTCGATTTATGGTATAAAGGGTACACAGATTTTTAGAAACGGAGGAAAAAAATAATGACTGGAACGTTTATAAAAGAATTAATGAAAAAAGCCTTTACCAAAGGTGCTCAAAAATTATCTGGTCAAGGTAAAACAACTGGTACAGAAAGTATTAAATCTTTTAAACCAGGAACAAAATTTACAGGCATTCCGGACTATCAAAAACAAATTATCAAAGCTAGAGGTGAGGTACAGAAAAAATTTGGTAAAGTAAATGAAGGTATTAAAAAAGAAACGACACAATTAAGACAAACACTTCAAGGTATGAGAGGTGAAAGAATTACAAAGTCAGGTATATCAAAAGGCAAAGATGTGACTCCAGGAATTTACAAACCTTTAAAAGACAAGAAAAAACAAGATTTAGCTAAAGGTGGCAGGGTCGGTCTAAAAAGAGGAACTGGCTTAATGAAGAAAAAATCAAACGTAGAAAAAATAAAAGAAACGTTTGGTCCAAAACAAACACCACAAACAAGAATGACAGGAAAGAAAAAGAAATTTCCTGATCTGACAGGAGATGGTAAAGTTACATTTGCAGATATTTTAAAAGGTAGAGGAGTTAAACGTGGCTAAATTGTGTCCAAGAGGTAAAGCGGCAG